TTATCTAATATTAAACATACTATTAGTTCACTTTCAAATTACTATTTATCTGTCACTTCTATATATAATTATACCATAATTTCAACATATTTTGAAACCAACTTAAAACATCCAAGATTCATCCAACGTTTTCTAATGTATATCCAACTGTTGGAAGCAAAATATAACCTTGCAAATACTTTAATCAAAAGGATAAAATCAAAAGTATGGTAGAATTCTTCCATATTTTTAACTCAATTTTGCAAGTGCAAAATAAGAAATGATAGCACTATAAATCCTTTATTTATATAGAATAAATTAGGGTAGTGCTATCATTCTCTTTATCCTGCTTATTATTTACTTACTTATTTTTCATTAATTATCTCTTTAATAGTAGGTCTAAATACTAATCCAAATGTAATATCTTTGCCTTTAAATAAATTAATATCTATTATAGGTATCACTTTTAGTAGTTCATAATTATCTGGTATTGCGGAATCGAATACTGCCATACCATTTTCAGTTCTATCTCCTTTATCTTCACGATATTCAATTTCAAAATATTCTCTTAAATAACCCAAATATTTATTTACTTGCTTTCTTTTCATTGGAGAAGATACTAATACCATTTCTTGTTTATGATTAACTTCAAATGGTAATTTATAATCATAAGCACCAACTTGCGTTAATTTAACTGCTTTATCAATAAAACTACTTCTAAAGTTTATTTGCTTAATATCTAAACTACCTGTATCAGTCTTATCAATCACAATATTATCTATATATTTTGAAATAAATTGTTGTTTTTCTTCTTTTGTTTTTATATCCCATTCAAATTTATAAAACTCTTTTTCTTTATAACCATTATCAATAGATATTTTTTCTATGTCTCTACGAGCCATAACTTTTTCTATTGTAAAAGTATGAACATCTAATTCATTTAACTCTTGTTTTTTATTATTTAATATTTCTAATTTTTCATTTATCTTTTTTAGATCCTCTTCAAAATCTTTGAGTTCAACTATACCAGTTAGGTATGCTTTTTTAATTCTTTCTTTTTGTTTAATGTATCCCTCAATTTCTTTATCTAAATTAAGGTCAGTATTCTTATCTTTTTTATCTGCTAATATTGGTAAAAAGAAGCTATTACACATTTGTTCAAACTCTAAAAACTCATATATTGCTTTTATCATATATTCTTCAACATAATCTTCTCTTAAATTGAAATGACAAAACTCACAATTATAATAAATATATTTTTTCTTTTTACCACCTGAACCTTTACACTTCATTATTCTTCCACATTTAGGACATACTAATTTTTGAAAGAATAGATAAGTTCTAGTTCTTGTATAGGTCCTTTGATTGGCTAGTTTTTGTGTTTGGCATTCTTCCCACATAGCACGAGTAATTATAGGTTCTACAACATTCATATAAATAACAGTATCACGACCAATTTTTTTAGCTATTCTTTTGTATTGTTCATAGTCGCCCATGTAGATTCTATTATTTATAATCTTTTCTATATCAGTATCATGCCAAGATTTGTTTAACACTTTTTCTTTATTAAAAATATTAGATATTTGTTGATAACTATTTCCCTCTAAATAAAGATTAAATATTCTTTCAATAATATGTCTAGTTGTTTCATCTATGATAGTTTTTTTACTACCATCTTTTTTATATCCAAGTGGAACAACACCAGGTAAATGGCCTGATTTTATAGCACCATTAAGTCCAAACTTTGTTCTTTCTGATACGATTTCTATTTCTAGTTGTGAAAGAACCGTTAACATTCTTACAAAGAATCTTCCATTAGCAGTACTAGTGTTAACATCATCTCTATCACATACAAGATAACAATTATATTTTTCTAGGATATTAATTAGTTCTTCCAAATCACGAACGGAACGAGTGACTCTATCTAACTTATAAGCAACTATATAATTTATTTTACCTGTTTTAACATCATTAAGCATTTCTTGGAATTTTGGTCTATGTTCCATATCTTTTGCACTTATTCCAGCATCTTCATAAACCTTAAAAACATTATATCCTTTAAATTCACATAAACTAAGTAGTTTTTCTTTTTGCTCTGGCAAACTAAATCCAGCACGAGCTTGATCGTCGGTACTAACCCTAATGTAAATACCAGCATTCTTTATTTCTTCTTCACACATTTTAATCCTCCTTAACAAAAAAAGGTGAAGCAATATTTAGGCTATAAATACTACTTCACCCAATAGGTTTAATATTTTCTATAACCATTATAGCACAGATTTTGTCATTATTTTAGTTTTTTAATGAAATCTTTTAAATCAGATAGTTTAATTTTGGTATTTAAATCTCTGTAGTAAGCAAATTCGTGTCCGTTAAATAAAAGATATGTCTTATTATTAATAATTGCTCTATGAGGCTCTAAATAGCCTATATTGGTAGGTTCTAGTTTTAATAAACTGCCATTAATAAAAATTGGTTTAGTATTATTAAGCCTACAAGCCCATTCAACTTTGCTTTTAAGTTCATGACTTATTTTAATTTCTTGTTTGATTATTTTTATCATAATATCATCAACACCTTTCTTAAACGACAAAAAAATCAATCATTTCTGATTGATTTAATCATTAACATCGCTTTGGTGCGACGATTTTTGCTTCTGGAGCGAATCACATACAAGTTACGAACTTTGTTCTCTTTCTAAATACAATTATAAATCTAATAATAAATTTTTTCAATATCAATTGTAAAAATCATCTAGGTATTCTTCTACTTTAGTTTTTTTGATTTCATCTTTGTACCAATTAATGATAGAATTTATATGATTAATATGAGAAATATATTTTATATCACTTTTAACCAAGATTTTGCTTTTTAAATCTTCTAAAAATTTAATTTTATTTTCAATTAGTGGTATTCTACTATTGCTCCATGATTCAGAGTTTGAGAAGAATGAAATAGATTTAAATATTTCAAAATCATTATTTATTTCTAATAACCATAATATTAATTCTTCTTTGGATTCCTTATCTCTCTCACATATTACATAGAATATGTATTTAATTTTTTCTTTATTATTTTTGTTAGATTCAATATACTTTTTTAACCATGTATTCTGTGTTTCCTTGATATCATTATTGGAATGATTAAACAAATAATGTAAATCTAAATAACCAAATTTTGAATCTAATATCTCATTATATATGTTTAATATTATTGCATCTGAATTGCTATCTTTCCATATGTTTGCTATTATCATACTAATTTTACCAGTTCGGTGGATTCCTTTATTGTTAATTATTTGTCTAAAAAAATTGCAATTATTTTTAACCAATAAGAATCCCATATATCCTTTATAATCAACATGACTATCGACAATTTTTAAATATAAACATTCTAAAATATCTTTATTATCAAATGAATCATACATTTTTTGAATTTCTTCTAAATTGTTTGCTAAACAATTTGTGTAACTTATTATTAATCCAAAATCATCAGATTTAAGTATTTCGTTTGTGTAATTCTCAATTATGGTAGAATCGTATTTTGAATAGTTAACAATTGTTAATAAATTTAGAGTATATTTATTTTCATTATTCTGCTGTTCTTTTAAAAAATTTTCAATATTATCTAGATATTTTGCATCTGTAAATGAATCTAATAGAAAACTCAAAAAGAAATACTTTGAATTAGTGTTACTTTTAACTAGCAAATCAATAACTTCATCTTTATTCTCTATTAAAAACAAATAATCCGGATATGATTTGAAAGGACAATCACAATTTAAAAAGTATTCAAAAACTTCGTTAAATATTTCATATTTATTATTAATAATATATTTAAAGATTATTGCGATAGAATTTTGAATTTTCCAATTATCAACTTTAACTTTATCATTCTCTACTTTTTTTAATGTTTCAAAAAAATATTTATAATCTATTGGTGACGATTTAACTAAAAGTTCATTTAACTCGATATTTTCTTTATCATAATCATATTTTTCAAAAATTCTTAATATGCTATATTCTTTATTTTGTTTATAATTTTGTATTGATTCTGTAACAGATATATTTCTTTTTTTGCACATTTTTTCAATAAAATCTAATACTTTGCATTGAGAAATATTAGGATTTATCCATTTGCAAAATAGTTCTTTTTCTAACATTTGAAAATCATTTCTTATGATATCAATTTGTTCATCTTCATGTGGCCATATAGAATAATCCATTAATAAACTGATATAACTAGAATCATCAGTATAGATTTTTATAAATATGTTAAACAAGAATTTCCTGAATTGAAAAACATTTTCGCATGGTTGTAATGTAATTGTTAAAAGATTCAGTGTTCTAAAATCTTTGCATTGTTTACTTATATGAAATTCGGTTTCTAAACAATATTTCAATGATTTTATTAATACAAGTTTTAGTATATTATTGTATTCATTTTTTTCATTATATTTATCAAATAATATTGAAATAATGCTTGTTTCAAGTTTAAAATCTGGATTTTGCTCTTTCATCAACCAAGAATCTTTTATATTTTTACATATTTCATTATATAAATCTGGTCTTTTCATTAAATACGAAATCAGCAATTTAAAAGCCATTTCAGAATAATCGGAATTCTTAATATCAGCCAATATTTCAAGTATTTCATTATCCATGTAGATATTATCATTATATTGTATTTTTTGTGGAATACCTGCTTGTTTCTCTGCATTGATTCTACTATCTATAATAGTTAAGGTTTTTGGGATATTGATGTTATGAAACGATTTGAAAAATAAATCATCATTTTTATAATCATCTTTTTCCCAAACAGTGTTTATTTCATTTATTATATACTCTAATTCTTCAGAACTAAAAAATAATTCATTTATCATATTAATGGCATTTATAAATTTTTTTATAAATTTCGGATATATTTTTATTAATAAATCAGAAACTTTTATTTCTTTCAGTTCTATTAAATACTTATATAGTATATAATTTGCAAAATTTTGGTCACTAATTTTTATTGCCTCATCATTATAAAACTCAATTAATTCTAAATCTCTCAAATTTTTATATTCTTCAATGTCGTATATTCCCATAGTTTCTAATGTGGCTTTTATTTCTTTGTTTTCTATACTGAAAGGAGAAAGAAGAGAAATATAAAATAACATTTTTATTTGAGATGTTGATAGTTTATTTTCTTCTATAGTTCTGTCATAATAACTTTTGAATACATCTAATATACTATTTAAAGATTTTACTTTTCCGTCTAATATTGATTGTGAAGCCATTATAGCAATTCTAGGATTACCATTTGAAATTTTCAATATTTTTTGTTGCCAATTTTTATTTTTTATATTGAAAGATTTTTCAAGTATTTTTATAATGTCAGTATCTTCCATTTTATTTAGTGTATAAACATTAGGATTAATACTATAGTTATTCAACTTGTTTATAATTCCATTTAAAAGATAATCTCTTATTGTGGCTACAATTTTTATGTTTTTATTTTCGTTAGTAATTATATAATCAATAAAACTTTGAATTTGATGTAAATTATTTATGTCATCTATAAATATAAGGTAATTTTTATTATTTTCCAATGTAGCTTTTATATCTTCATATATATCTCTTCCGTTGGGTCTAATACATAAACAACACAGATCTTCTTTTATTTCCAAATATCTACATATTTCAATTGCGATTTTAGTTTTACCTATTCCTGGTTTACCTGTAAGTAGTAATATTTTTTCAGTATCATTGATGATATTGATAATTTCTTCTTTTTCTTTTCTTTCTATGTATTCTAGAGATAATGGGGAATTAACAGAAAACTTATCATATCGTTTTATAAAATCATTTATATCACTTATTTGATTTGTATCAATTGGTATCTGTAAATAATCGCTTGCTAAACTTTGGTAATTTTCACAAATATCATGTGCCATTGAATCTATATCAATAAGTTCTATAATTATATCTTTGTATAAAGTAGTTAATCTAGTATAATCGCCTGGCTTTATATTTGTATTTGTGTGAAAGCAAATTATCTCTTTAATTTTATCTTGAGGTATTCCAGTTTTACTTTCAGAGTGGGCATCTTTGATATCCGTTTCTAATTTTGATATAGATTTTTTTTCAACTGTTCCATACATAAGCAGTGAATATGTGCCATCTTCGTTGATGTTATAGGAATCTGGGATTCCTATAGTTGTTTTATTTGTTCCTTCTTTACTACCTATATCGTGCATATTCTTATAACCTTTTTTCTTTATAATGTAATCTGCACAAAATCTTTGATATTCCCCAGGGCCAAGCCCTAATATGCCTTGTTGCACTTTTAAAAATTTAGGCAATTAACTTCCTCCTTTCACTCATATTTTAAATAATTACTAAAAAATCTTATCTAATAATTTCCAATTGTCATTTTCCATATCTTCTGTATATTCTGTATTACATAGGTAAAGTGAATCATTCTTATCATAATCTCTTACAAAACCAAAATTCACATTATACTTTTTAGCATATTCTTTTAATGCTTCAAACTTATTTTCAACTTTAATATCAATATTTTTTGATTCACCGTCAGCATTTTCGCCACCTTTAGTTTCAATAATCCATATTTTATTATCTTTATCACAAACAATAAAATCAGGGTAGAAGTGCCATTTATGATTTACTGCATCAACATACACAATTGAGAAGTACTCACTAGATGATTCACCATTTTTATAGAACCATTTAATATTTTCATTGTTTTCACAAAAATATTCAAACATTCTCTCACTTTTAGATTTTATTGTACTATTTGGATAGTTCATATAAATAGACTTTTCGTAAATTGTTGTATCTTTCATTTTAGGATCGTATTTAATATAATCCATTTCAGGTGCTTTCCAATCAACAATCTTTAATTCATCTAATTTCATTTTTATTTGTCTAGCTTTTTGTGAAACTGCTTCTTGAAAGTCATGTTTTAATATATCCTCATTATTTATAACAAAAGCATAAAATTCTAGTAATGATAAATCAACGAATTTTTTCGTAAATAGTTTGCCTCTAAAGAACATTCTTTCAAGCATTAATCTTGTTCTATCATATCGCATACCAATTTTAGATGATATAACATTAATTGAATGTCTTAATTCAAAACCATTTTTATTTGTGCTTACTTCTGATTGAACTTTTATTCTATTAGCATTTTCTAGTTCATTTGAGTTAATTCTTACAATTTTATCTTGTACTATATAATTATCAATTGTATTTTTAAATACATATCCATTCGCTTCTAATATAGTTTTATTGTTCTTTTTATTACTTGTTAGTTTGTACTTTTCAATATAATAGTTATGAAGAATATTAAATGTTTGCCTTTCATCAAATCCATCAAAAGCATTGTCAAAAGTTATTTTCTTTAAACTAAAATTTTTATATTCATTTTTTAAAAATACAACTTTAGTATCATATGCACTAGAACCTAGTTCTTGCTTTACGGATTGCTCATACTTTTCATCAAATGTATATAAATAGCAATTATCTAAAAGTACATTATCGTAATGATGAGCTTGTGGCATTCTTCTAATTCTTCCTATAGTTTGTGTCTCAAAGTCTTCACTCATATTATCACGAAGTTTAACAAGTATTTTTGCTCTTGGACAATCCCAACCAGTTGAGATGGCTTGTTTCATTATTAGAATTGCCTGATTTGACTCATTATTTTCAATATTTTCAATGTTTTCTTTTCTATCTGATAGCCATATTGCTAAATTTTTTCTGTCATAAGAATATTCTTTTTCTTCAAGTATTTTTTCAATTTGCTTTATTAAGTCATCTGACTTGCTAGGTACCTGAATAATAATAAGAGGATTTACTTGAATACCTAACTTCAAATATTCTTCTTTAATTGCTTTTCTTTTATTTATTGCAAGTTCAAGTAAATACTCATGTTCGTTTGAAAGGGTGAACTCATTAGAAACATTTTCATTTATATATAAAGCTCTTGTAATTAGTCCAGCATTTATTACTTCTAATTCATCAATTTTAATAAATTCCGCTTCTTTATTAGTTTTTGTAGTAGCACTAACTCTAACAATATATTCAGGATTCATATATTCAATAATTGCTTCTGCTTTAACAGTTTTATTTAAATGCTCCTCATCAACTATAATAATAAATTTATAACCATTATTATGTGCTTCATGAACTCTTTCATATAAATTTTTTCTTTCTGCTTCCTTTAGAGCATTATTTCCTTTTTTGGTAATTGTTTCCCAATTTATAAATGCTGTGTCTTTAGCATCAAAACCTTGAAGTAGCACATCTTGAATATTTTTAGTATTATGATGTGGTAAAAATTTAACCATTTTCTTTCTACTTTGTTCTTCTAAATCTCCTTTACCAGGAGTAAGCCAAACAAAAATAGTTTTATTATTTTCTTTTAAATATTCTTCAATATAAGAAAGAAGAATAATTGTTTTACCACTGCCAGTAGGAGCTTGTAATAAAACTTCTTTTTTATTACCAATAGAAGTAGCATCTAGTAATTTGTTTACTGTATTTATTTGAAAATCTTTTAATTTAATTCCTTGCATTATTACATTACCTCCATAATTTCATCTTCAAAGTAATATTCTGGTATTATATATACTTCAATATTGTTATTTTCAAAAATGTTTTCTTGTTCACTTGTTAATAGTATATCTGATGAAATATATATTTTTTCGCATATTTCTAATTCTTTTTCGTTAGTACTGAATCTATCTAATTCATCCTCATTTAAGTAAACTCTAATTTTATTATCATCAATCTCGATTCCATTTTCTAACTGAATAAGATTTTTAATATTTATAAGCAAATTGTTGTGTAAATCTTCTGCTTCAGTATTTATTCTTGGAACATAAGTACAACGATAGTATTTTAAATTTGATTTTAAAGGATTATATTTCCCATATCCAGTTATAACATTTTTAATTCGTTTATATGTTATTTCTTCACATATATTATTTTCATTATTAGTACACAAAATAAACTGGCGATTTCCATTATCTTCTTTGTTCAATTCTAATACTGCTTGAGCAGTACTTCCAGATCCAGCGAAAAAATCTAATACAACAGCATTTTTATTTGTATGATAGTTTATTAACTCTTTGAGCATTTTTACAGGTTTCTTTCCACTATTAAATGTCATATTACCTTCATGTCTAATATTACCAAAATCAGCAGCATAGTTTATTAAATTTGATATTGGTACTTCACGGAAAGAACCACCATTAGATTTTATTTCTTCAATTCTTGATAATGGCATTCCGGAATACATTTTGCATCTTGTAGATCCTTTCTTTGAAGGACCAACATAATATCTATATCCTAAACCATCATCACCACGACCTATTACTTTATACAAACATCCAAGTCCATCACTATTATATCTTGGCTCAATATATTTTTTAACTACCTGTCCATAGGACATTTTAGAGTAAATAGTGCCTGAAACCCAAGTTTCTTTTAGTAAATTTTGCGAAGATTCATTTTGCTTTTTTATTTGCCATTCGCCCGGTTTAAAAACTTGCATTGTGACGTTGCCATCTTTTACCATGATACCTGAGCCTAACTCTTCAATTTCATATAAAAAACTTGCATCTGTGTATTTTTCTTTTGGTAAATTCAATTTAAATTTATTAATATCTTTAGCATAAACCAAAACATATTCCATAACTGGTTTTACAGATTTTCCATCAGCCAATGATTTTTCAGCATATCTAACTTGTACATGATGAATTGATATTCTGTTTATTTCATTAAATATAGTATCACAGAGCAATTTGAGTTGAGCAACTTCATTATCGTCTATACTAATGAATATTACTCCTGTATTGCTTAATAAACGTTGAGCCATTTGAAGTCTTTTACTCATAAACGATAACCATTTTGAATGTTTATATCCATCTTCATCGTCAATAATTTTATCATTGTATATAAAATCCTTACTTCCTGTATTATATGGAGGGTCTATATATATCACATCAATTTTCTCTTTATGAGTTTTTTCTAGCAAATATAAACTATGAAGATTATCTCCCTCTAATAAAAAGTTAAACTTTTCATTAGGATTGCTTACAATTTCTTTATCTTTTATTTCTTCAAAAGTAGGAATTTGAGTTTCTAATTCTTTATCAACACGTTCTTCATGTTCTTCCCAAATAAGTCCATATTTTTTCTTTGTTAATTCATTTTCAATCATTGATAAATTTGTTAAAGTTTTTTCATCGGTTATAGTCTTTTTTATTTCACTAATTGTATTTAACATTTTATCTCTTCTAATTTTAGAAAGGTTAGTCGTTTCCATCATTTTCCTCCTTTGATTTTATTTCTACAACATCATTTAAAGTACATTTTAAAACATCGCATATTTTAACTAATGTTTCTAAAGGTACTGATTCATTTCGTCCCATTTTTGCCATAGCATTTGTACTAATTTTTGCCTGTTTGCATAGTTCTGTTTTGTTGATGTTTTTATCTATCATTAATTTCCATAATTTATTATAATCTAATAACATTTTTTAACCTCTATTCATTTTTTGTTACAAATTTATTTTATCATTTATACTTTTATTTATCAAGTAATCCTTGAAAAAATCAAGATAAATATTTTATTTCGCTATTAATTGTTTTAAAAGAAAGGGTATGGGAATTTCCCATATAAGAATTTGTGCGGGAGTACAAATTCAGTGCTGGCTAGACAAGAACATTACTCCCAAAGTAAGAAAAATATAAAAAGAGGATTAAATTATTTTGATAATTTTTTCCTCTTTTTTGAAGATTATTTATATAAAGACATATTCATTTAAGACAATTTCTTCTGCTGTATTTTTATAGTTATTCATTAATTTTGTCCATTCCAATGGATTTAATTCTTTGCTTTTTTCAGATAGTCTTTCATCATTTTTAATATAGTTTTCCATTAGTTCTTTATAATAATTTTCACAAGAATCACTGACTAAAAGAAGATGATGAGTCAATTTATTTGTCATCAATAGTGTTTCATAAAGTGCTTGTTTATTTTGGGCAATAAAGTGTAATCTTAACATTCCATATCTTCCAATTCTCCCATAATCTTCACCTTTTTCTAAATATAAATCTGGTAATAAATAATCTCCTTTCCTTGTATAAGTAATTTTCATTTTTTATCATTCCTTTCTTATTTAAATTGCATTAATTAATTCATTTTTAGGTACTAATATTAAAATATCTTTAATAACATTTTCCTCAATATATGGACAACTAACAATGCCGTCTATATATAAATGTTCTTGTGATTTAGTAATAAAATCCTCTAAAAATTCATCAGAATATCCTTTGTTTTTCATTTTCATAATTGATAAAATATCATAACTTGATTTCATATTTTTTAATTCACTTTCGTTAATTTCTTTATGAAATTTAATTCCAATATTATTATCATTTATAATTGTATTAAGATATTTTAAATATTCTTTACTGCTTTTAGTTATAAATTCATCTGTGAATTTTATATCTTTAATTTCAATATTATAGTTTTTATCTCGTTTAATTTCTATCATAGATATAAGCCTATGAATCATATCTCTTTTAGCTTCTCTTGATAACAAATCATAAAGAAAAGTAAAGCCAATATTTTTAATATTCGTAAAAAATAAAGTATCATTTTCTTCAGTACAGTCTAATTTTTTAACAAGTTCTACAGTATATTCTTTAGAGCTATTATCTGGATCAAGTCTTATTTTCTTTTGATTTAGTTTATCGATTTCCTTTTTAATAACATCATTTTTATGATTAATTGTTTCAACATCTAAATTAGAACTTAAATATAAATCTACTAATCTTTTTTCTTGTAATTTTAATTTTTCAATTGCTTTTTCTATATCTTTTACATCATCACTTTTAGTAGAATTACAAGTTATAATTTGATTATCCATAGAAAGAATAAATATTGTTAGTTCTTCTAATACTTGTTTTAATTTTGCTTCTATTTTTTCCGTATTATAATGAAGTCCAACCCCATTACAATTATGATTTTTACATCTTAAATGGTAATAAACTTTTTGCTTTCCATTAGGATATTTAAAAGATTCTGATGATGACATTATCTCACCACAAATAGGGCATTTTACTAAACCAGAAAACAAATGAATATATTCTCCATAGTTAGAATGTTTGTTTTTTACTAAAACATTTCTAGTAGCATTCCATGTTACTTCATCAATAATTGGTTCACAATAATTTTCAACCCTCAAAACATCTTGTGGCTTTCTTTTATACTTTCCATATTCAAATATACCTATATAAATAGAATTAGTAAGTATTTTATAAACTCTATCAGATTTCCATTTTCCTTGTTTTAAATAAGCATTATTCTCTTTCATAATAGTAGCAATACTTCTAGTAGAGTGACCTTTCTTGCATAGTTCAAATATCTCTTTAACAACTTCAGCCTCAATAGGTTCTACTTCTAAATGACCATTTTCCTTATTTCTAATATAACCATAAGGTGCTTTACTAGGATGAATACGCTCTAATGCCATTTCTTCCATAGCTCGTTTAGTTCTTGCTCCGATTTCTTTTCGTTCTCGTTGACCAAAGACTAAATTCATTCCAAAAATCATTTCACCATTAGCAGTAGATACATCATAAGGTTCGAGTATTAGTTCTATTTTTACATCATGTTCCTCACAATAATTAAGTAGCCAAAAACCGTCATAATTATTACGAGTAAGTCTATCAACTTTAATTGCAACTAATTTATCAATCTTTTTAGATTTAATATCTTTTAGTAATCTTTGCATTTCAGGTCTCATCAAATCTTTTCCAGAATGTCCAGCATCATTATAAACATCAACAATATCATATTCATTCTTTTCACAATATTCTTTAATCATTCTAAGTTGTGAATCAATAGAATAACCATTATCTCTTTGGTCGTCAGTAGATACTCTTACATAAATACCACATCTCATATTTTTCCTCCTTTCATTAAATTTCGAGAAATATTAAAATACTTCTCATATGTTTCCTCACTCAAACACAAAATATCAGACACTAAATTGAAATTTTTTAATATTTCTTATTAATTTTCTCAATTAAAGTGAGTTTTACGAAGTTAAATTTAATATATTTCTCTATATGTTTCCTCACAAATAAGCAAAATGTATAGTCTAAAATTAAAATTTTTTCAAAAATTGTGCAATTTCTTTAAAATTATACTTTTGATTATGTTCTTTAATATAAAAAGGCTTATTTGATATTTCATTAACTTTGTATTCAAGTATTGTAAGAGTAGTAGGATATGTAATCTGGTATTCAGTAGGTATTATTACTTGTAGATTGGTGTGCAAGATAGTTTTAATTTGTCCTAATTTAACTGTATATTTAAAGTTTTTTAAGATGTCAGTTAAATCTTTATTTGGTTTTAAATTTTCAATTACTTTAAATTCAAGCATGAAAAAAGTCCTCCTTTCTAGAAAGAGAACTCTTAAAGTTTTATATAAAATAAAAACTTACGAACTTTTAAGTCCGTAAGTTGATTTCAAATGGAGCAGGTGATGAGAAAATAAAGATATAGATTATTTAATTATATTTTATAATATTACCTTATATTTTGCGATAAAATGAGGTTAAAATAGATATTTAATAATATTATTTTATATTTTTTTAAGATGTAAATAAGATGTAAAAATTCATTTATTTTCCTATTAATTCATTATATTTCCTTTGAGTACCACTTAACCAATATTTATTTAAACCTTTAGGATCGTTTTCGGCTCCTATTGGACAATATTTAGGCTGAATTTTTTCTAAAGTGTCTAATCCTATATCAAAGTAATTATACTTTAAATTATTTAGATAGGCTTCTATGCCATCATCTAGTGAATCATATGATCTTAAACCACTATTGCACATCATACCACCAACATTATTAAGTTCTCTAAAAGCATAAGATGTATAGTTTCCAGTTTCATGCTGAGAAATAGCAATTGATATTAGTATTTGCTCATCGCTTAAACCTATTTCTTTTCCCTTATCTGATATTTTACAAGAAATACTATCAAAAGGACATACTTCTTCTTTTTCTTCAACTGGTGGAATATATGTAGGTATAAAAGAGAGTTTTATATCATTCAAAGATATTTGTATTTCTTTGCCATTTTTTCCGAACATGCTATAAATATCTAACCCTACATTAATAATTAATAAATAGATTATTGCTACTTTCATTACTCTAGGCAATTTATTAAATAGTTTCTCAATCAATCTATTAAATGCTTTCAATCCAAAATACATTGCAGAAAATATCCCAACTATTAAATAAATCATATTCTTCAAAATACTCTTAAATAATTTTGTCATCTTTCTTTTTAATTTGTTTTTTCTGGAATATCTAGTAACCCTACTTTCCATATTATTGAGCCACCTTTCCAAAATCAACAACATATTCACCATCATAAATAGGAACATATTTATCACTTGAATTTTTATAAATTGCTAAAACCAATTTTACCCCTTTAATTATCTTTTTCATTTGACATTTGTAACGAACTATTATATAATTTTAGTAGGAAAAGGATTTTACTCCTTTCCTACAATAACTATATTTTTATATTTAATAAAGATATAGCCTTGATTTGCTAATTCGTAACACTCAGCTAAAGTTAAATTACGAATTGGCTTTTTCTTTATATTGTTCATTACTTCTCCTTTCTGTAAGATTCTTTCTTTATCTTACATATTAATTATATCACATTTAGTACTATATGTCAATACTTTTTCTTGATTTTTAGTACTAAATGTAGTAAAATAATATTAGGAGGGATAAAATGAGTGATTTTAATCAAAAAGAATACATCAAAGATTGGAAAAAAGAAAATTATAAACAATTTAAAGTAGAGTTAAAAAAAGAAGAAAAAGAAAATCTTGATAGAGAACTCAAAAAGCACAATTTATCTGGATCTGATTTTGTTAGAATAGCATTCGATTATCTAAAAAGAGGAAAATTAAAAAAAGAGGAAAAAGACCATTAGTCAAATTCCTCTTTTATTTTATTCTATAATAATCTGAAATTTTGTAGCAGTTACTCCATATACACCAGCATAACCATCTTGCCCTTTGGTTTTTTCATTATCATATTGATAAGGATAATTATTTACTTTATATTTAGCTTTTTTGTATGGTCTAATATTTTTAGGAGTATAATAGTAAACTTCTACACAATCGATTATATTGCCATTACCAGCATAGCCATTTATCTTATCTTTTATGTTATAATCAGTAACATAAGGAAGCCATCTTCCTTTAACTATTATATTTCCATTATTATCTTTAATTTCTTTTATGTGTACTCTATATCTAACAGAGCCTTTATCTACTTTAATGGCAAGACCAGTTATAGGACTATTCTCGTAACCAGCATAATCCTCTAGATTTTTTACTTCTTTTAACCAGCCATGCTTTTTAGTTCTAGCCATATAATAAACATTGACTTCATTTGATGTACTTTCATTATTAATTTTGTTAGCCTCATCAGCAATATATTGCATTTTACTTCTTAGATAATCTCCAGGGCAAGTGGTATTAGTAAACATACTATGCCAAGTTAAGTTCTTCCCTGGTACTAATGTTCTTAGTCCTCTTTTCTTAGCAATATCTGCAACCAATTTAATAACAGCATTTAGAGTGATGTCGTTAACATACCATGAATTATCATTGTCTGATATTTCGATAGTTATTGATTTACAATTGCTATCCCAATTAGAGTTTGTCCAAGCGGTATCTTCTTCATCAACATAATTAGCAATACTGCCATCATAACCTACACCATAGTGACTAGAGCCATATCTACCTTTTGCTTGAAATATTCTTCCACACTGTTCTGCAGTTAATCTTCCAGCCATATGATGAATGGTTATTGCCTCAATGTTTCTACCGCTTCTGCCTTTAGTATAGTTACCTTCATCAGCAGGTACTACTTTTTGTGTTAGACTTGACTTACTCATCTACTTCATCTCCCTTACCATTACTTAATTCCAATTCCATTTCTTCTGTAATTTTAATTTCTTCCATACTAATTACCTTCTTTCTTTAACAAATCATTTATATTTTTTCCAAGATCATATGCTCCACCAGTAAGCAAACCTGCTACCATAATCGAAGCATTAAAATCTTTGGTCATTATGTAATTGATAATTGCTACTATTATACCTATTAATAAGTTTTGCACTGGTATTAATTTATTGTTAAATTTAGGATGCTTTTTAGCAATTAAACCACACACATAAGTAACCAAAATTGTTACTAAAGTCATAATTGTTGTAATATCCATCTAAATCACCTCCTACTTCATTCCTAATTTTACAAATATAAATGCTATAACTCCACCCACAAAAGCCGACACTACAAATCCCCAAATAGAATCTAATTTTTTGCTGGGCTTAGCTTCGATTGCTAATACTCGATTGTCTATATTTGTCATATCTTCTCGCATTGCTTTCATTTCCGTAGCCATTGCCTGAACAGATAAAGCAAGATTATGAATATCATCAACTTTCAATTCCAACTTATCTAATCTTTTTGTATTAGATTTACTTCTCTGCTCCGTCTCTACTAATCTTTCTAATTCTTCTTTTTCCATATTATTCCTTTCTAAACTGCTTCTACTGTCAAATTAGTACCATCATATCTGACGTAATGTTCGGAATTAGCAGTTCCATATTGAACAATCAATTGTATATAATCACCCTTTTTAACATCTAAAATACATGGACTAATACTTGTAGAACTCCAAGCTCCTATTCTTCCAACCATACTTGTAAAATCAGTTTTTACACCATTTTTAAAAATCTTAAACCAAAGCCAATCTGTTGTTGCATTCTTGGCGAAAGCATTCATATTTATTTTTATTCTTGAAATATCATCGCCTATTTTTATAGAATGATTAGAACTATCAAATTCAAGTTTAGAACCTTTTTTTAAATATTTATTAAAGGCAACTATTGTTTCATCTGAATTTTTAATACTTTGATCGGCAGACAATGTTAATGTAACAATATTTTTTTCCACATTATCTGCACCTAATATTAAATTATTATCTAAATTAACTATTGTTTTATTTTGCATTATTTTTGTATTTAATCTATTTTTTCTACTTCCATTTACCAATTGCTATTATATCAAATGTCATTGTACCATCTGCTTCAACTGCAGGCTTCCATAACCATGTGCTACCAATTGACTTTTTTGTTCTTCCTGAAAAAGATTCACAAAAGCAAGTTGAACCATCAGCCAAATCAATAGATACACTAGGTATTTCTATAAATTCTTGTGCATAATTGCCAAAATTAACTACATTAGCAGTTTCATAAACACTTCCCCATGCTTTATCAATAACTACATTTGTAAATTTTATTTTCTTTATACAAATCATAATTCCATTTTTATATCGAATCCAATTTCCATTACTATTTGTTCCAGAATCATAAATAGTATTTTTATCTAAATAATCTTTTAACGATTGATTATTGTATTCAATATTTTGACTTCTCAATATTTTATCATTTTCTAAATCAATTTTTTGTTTATTCATATAAATAGCATTATTTATTACGCTATTCTTCTCCAACGATAGACTACTATTGATTTTTGAATGTTATTATGTGATTGCCCTCCACCCGCATAATTTGTAGCTATACCATCGGCAATGTTATCCCCATTTGCATATTCAATCCCATAATAAGCACCAGCAGTTTTCCCTAGTGTTATAGGTGTTTCATTAGTATTCCAATGCAGTCCTTCATGTTTATGCTTGGGCATTTCATCAACAGTTAATGTATGTGTACTTTCACCTATTTCCTTACCTATGGTATTAAAATTAGAATCATTAGGATCTATACAGACTGTTACCCTACCTTTTCCATATAATTCCCATGTCCCAATATATCCATCGTCACCTGGATTGTTGGAATTAGTGCTTTCTAAAAAATCACCGATTCTATAATAAGGTCTAGGATATGCAGGATTACCATCTTTGTCATATAATTGAACTGGTATATCATTCATAGTAGTCACCTACCATTGAATAAAAAGAAGTAGAAGTATTAATTAAATTAAATACTTCCCTCCTTTCTCTTTTGAGAAGAATTGCTAAATAATGCAACCCCCCCCCCCTCATTAACTTGTAGTTTACTTTTTTCATTTTATCAAATCCTTTCTTTTTTATGTATTACTTTCACTATTTTCTGATACTTTTGTATATGTTAAGGTTTTTGCTAATTTAGTATCAATACTATCTAATTTCGTTTTTATTTCATTAAAATTTGCTATGATTTTATCTTGAAAGCCATTAAACCATTCCGACTCAAATGGTGTAGAAGTATCTGGCAAATCCTTAAACTCTTTTTTTACTATTGCTTCCATTTATCTTTACCTCCAATTCTTTTATCTTTAATTTTAATTTTTCAATAATAAGCTGTTGTTCTTTAATAGCTTGTAGACATAATGCAGTCATTGAATAATTGTCAACACCTATTTCTTTTCCATCATCATCAACAGAAGTAATTGTATGTGAATAATTATATTTATCACCAATAACAAATCCTAAATGTTTTTTATGATCATCATTTTCAGATTTTAGATTATATTGATAAATATCAGTTACCATTATTTCTTCAATTGCATTTGTGAACTTTTTAAAATTTTTCTTACTACTTTCTAAAGATGTTTGAGTAAGCACTGGAGTTGTTATACCGGAAGAAAATACACTTGTAAAGTCTTTTCCATCACTCATCATTACTGCTGGAAGTCCTCTGTGCATATATGCTAATAAATAAACATTTGAAGACATTTGAACATTCATTCCATTACCTAACAGTTTCATTGAGGAAATTTCTTCTGTTTGTCCTCCAGTAGATATTAAACTTTTCATAGTTAAACTTGGATTTTGAGAATCATCAATTAAATCAATTTTTCCACTGTTGATGATTATATCTTCGCAAGTTACCTGCCCTTCTTTAGTAACTTTGAATTTATTACTATCAATATCCATTTCATCAGATGTAAGATTAATTTTCTTTCCTTTTAAATTAATTTTATCCGCTTCTATTTGTATAAAAGAACCATCTTCAGCCTTTTCAGTACTCAAATTTATTTGAGCGATAATATTATCTTTATCCGTCTTCTTTAGCAATTTTAGATCTATGTTTTCATTATTTAATGCTATAGATGAATTCATTTCTATTCTAGTTGTAAATATATCAGTATAATCGTTCTTTTTTGCATATTTAAGAGTATAAGTTAAATCAGAAAATGATTTCAAGTATATTTTGTTATATCCTTCATTTAATTCAATTTTTAATAAAGGTAATTCTTCTCTAATTTCCTCATCTAATTCATATAAACTTAAATCATTATTTACACCAATTCTACGAATTATATATGTTCCTGTGTAATCAACTATAAATTCATCATAAATATCATTTAAAACATTAAGCCTTTTTAAATTGGTTTTAATTTCTCTCTTGTTCCCATTAATATCTTCAATTATTAAATTAGAATTCTTAAAAAAAGTATTGCTTCCTAAAAAAGTTTGATTTGATAAAAATAACAAGGATAAATTTCCTTTTATTGATAAATAAAGAACACTACCTTTAACAGCATCTGTAATTTCGATATAATTATTAGCAGTTAAAGTTCTAGTAACATCAACCAATTTATTTACTGACAAAGCCAAATTATCATATCCTTCAATTAAAGAAGTATCTATTTTTCCAGAAGTAATAAAGTTAGCATTAAAGCCACCATCAATAGTCCAAGCAGTTACAAATGTACCATTAATACCAGTATTGCTGAAACCGATACCACCATTATTCATCAAAATAACATTTTTTGCTTGTTCTTTTGGTAATTTATCTACAATTAATATTTTATCTCCCTCATAAATTACAAATGAATTTCCTAAAGTACCCCATATTTTATTAGTGGCATCTATAAGTTCTTTTTCTAAAAATGATTTTGTTTCGTTTGAATTATCTTTGGAAATTTCATTGGCAATAGTATTCATATTTTTCAATAAGTCTTTTAATTTGTTTCTGAAATTACCAAATTCGATATTTTTGTATTTCTTACTAATTACATCCCACTTTACCGAAATGACATTTGTTGTCATTTTTATATTTAATTTAGGATGGTCAACATAGATTGTATCTCCTACATCAGTTATATTGTCCAAGTTAGCAGACAAATTATAATTTACTTTTGGATACTTATTTTCTTCTAAATAACTTTGGGCTTTTAATCTTAAATCTGCAATCAATCTTTCTGTAAAATCTTCATCAGATTCATTTTCTTCTTGTTCTAGATTTTGATCTATTTTTACAATTTTTGAAAAAGGAATATCATACAATTTATCTTTAACTTCTAAATATTTTTCTGGAAGTAATAGACCATCTTTACCAACTGGCATAATTTTTGTGACAACATTATCCCATACTTCTTCTGCCTTTATACTAGTAATATTTTTTCTGTATTTTACAACCAATCCTCTGTCAACACCAATATTTTGTTTTATACTTATATTGAAATTATCTCTTACTAAATGACCTCCCCATCGATCAATCAATGTAGTAATTGCTTCACTTAATAATTTCCTAACACATCTATAAGAATTAGTGCTAGTAACATCTGAATTAGTTGTAAATGGTGTTTCAACATCACAATTTTTGTTAAGATAATCTAGTGCATAATTACAATCTTTATCGACTATATATTTGTCATCTATCATGTAATTATCAGTATCAAAATAAACATGATTAGCCTTAACCTTTACTCTTGAATTGGTTTTGTCTATTTTTACTATTCTAAATGACTGATTTCCCTCCGGAAAAGGTGTAGGACAATTGATTATCATACTTGCTTGATAATAATCAACTTTTTCAATAGAATCTTCTACTTCAATATAATAATCCCCATTGTCCTCCTTAAAAACAATTGCAGATAAAGGATGTAATATTTTTATTCCATTATGATTAAATAGTTTTTCACTAGAATCATATACCCTTATCATTATAACCACCTACTTTTAGGATCAATTACTATTCTTGTTAATGTTCCAGTCCAAGTAATTGTATTTTCGCCACTTTTTAAAAGTGGAAATTCGCCTAACATTTGTCTATTTTTTAATACACCATTTAAATAAGCATCTTCCTTTTCACTATCAATAACTACTTGTCCATCTGTATCAAAATTATATTTAAAAATTTCTACTGTATTTAAGTAAAAATGTAACTCACCACTACCATATAAAGTAATTATAGGTTTAGATACCTCTAAGCCTACATTTGTCACTTTTACTTCATTTTGATTAGTTATAGTTACATCTACTTTAGATTCATTTAATTTATATTTATATGGTTGAACTATAAAATTAACATCAGCCTTTCTAAATCTTATCAATCTATTAAAATCAATAGAATCAACTATTTTTGCTTTATAATACTTATCAGATTCATTACTAAATGTTACATTTCCTTCACCATTGAAATATTCAATTATTTTATCTATATCAAAATTTCTTGTTAAACCTATATTCAATTTTTTAGAATATGATTCATATCCTAAGTCTTCTAATAAAGAACCATCAACACCATCTATAACAGTTTCTTTTACTCTCATTTTAGGCTTAGTAATAGGTGGTAATTCACTAATTAATAGACCAGATATAGTATTGCTACTAATACCCTTAAAAGTTATACTATTACTCATGAATATACCACCTCTTCCACAGCATTTGTAACAAATGTCCCCATTTCTTTTTCATCCATTATAACTTTGACATCTTTTAAAGCAGTTTTAAAGGCAATTACCATATTATCAAATGAACCTGAATTTGCAACATTTTGATAACTATTGTTACCAATTTTTGAATTTATTGTTGTATCAAATTTTGTAGGAATTGCATCTGCCATCTCTTGTTGAACATCAGTCATTGTATCAGTAAACCCTTCGCCAATACCAAGTGCTAAGTTTGTTCCTATCTCATCTTTAAATAATTTAGATGGCGAATGAATACCAAACAGATTTTTAATAAATTTAGTAACATTGCCTACCCATCCTTTTATTTTATTTTTGATCCAGCCCAGGCTTCCAGATATACCTTCCCATATGCCTGCCACAAGATTTAAGCCTGCATTTTTTATTGTCTGATAGCCACTAGAAATCCCTTTAACTACAGTATGTATAATCTCAGGAACCCTACTATATAATGTTCCTAAAGATCCAATTATACCAACAATCAATTTACCTATCAATTGTCCTCCTGCCTCTACTATTTTAGGAAAATTTCTAATAAAAGCATCAAATAGTTTTTCAATTATTTCTGGTACTTTGTCAATTAATCTGGGTAGTGCCTCTATAAGTCCATCAGCAAGTCCTAAAATTAACTGGATACCTGCATCTATAATCAAATCTATATTGTCAATTAAAGTTTCTACTATTAAAACTACTGCATCCACAAGTGCAGGTATTAATGTAGGCAAACTTTCTCCTATTCCTTGAACTAATGATAATATTATTTGAACACCAGAATTAATAATAATCGGTAAACTTTCGATGATATATTGTAAAATATTTCCAACTAAATCACTTATTACAGGCATTAATGCAGGAATATTTTCTGTAATTCCATAAACCAACGACATTATTATTTCTGATGCAGCATCTAATAAATATGGCAAATGCTCCATTAATTTATCTACAATATTTGGAATAACATCAGCAAAACTTGATACTATATTTTGAATTACTGGTAAAACATTCCCAAATACACCCAAATTAGTCTCTGTTCCATCACCAAATATCGTGGTCATAAGATTTTCAATTAGCGAACCCATATTTTTACCACCATTTGCAAGATCTGTTAAGAGATTTTGCCAAGCACTTTTCATCGAGTTTATTGATCCTTCTATAGTGGTTCCTGCTTCTTTTGCAGTTGTTCCTGTTATTCCCATTTCCTCTTGCATTACATGTATTGCTTGTGTTATGTCAGCAAAACTTGAAATATCATATTTTATACCACTTATTTTTTCAGCATCTGCTAACAACCTTTCCATTTCTGATTTTGTTCCACCATAACCTAATTTCAAGTTATCTAACATTGTATAGTTTTGTTTTGCGAACCCTTGATAAGCATTTTGTATCATAGACATATCTGTCCCCATTTTATTGGCATTATCAGACATATCAGTAATTGCCATATCTGCAACCTCCGCACTTTTGGCAGTATCATTATTTAAACTCTGTAATAAACTCGCCGAAAAAGATGTTACCGTCTCCATGTAATCATTTGCGGATAAACCAGCATTTTTATATGCATTATTGGCATAGTCCTCAACAATATTTGCACTATCTTTAAATAGTGTCTCTACACCACCTACTAACTGTTCATAATTAGCATAACTATCTAATGCTTGTTTACCAACATCTAAAAAAGCTTTTCCAATTTCTAATGTTGCACTACCAATTTTCTTTAGCCCTCCAACAATTACATCACCCAAAACATTTGCTTTAAGTACATCGCTAAATTTTAATGCTCCATCACCCGCATCTTCAAAACCTTTTTTCATTTCTTTGAGTTCTTTATTGCTTTTATCGGTGGCATCTTCCATTTGTTTTAATTGATTTTCTGCATTATTTAGTTGTGTTTTAAATAGTCTAACTGTTTCATTATTGCTACCATATTCTTTTTCCATTTTGCTAAGAGCTTCTTTTAACTCTTTGACTTTATCTTTTTGTGATTGTAATGTATTCTTCATAGAATCATAAGAAGTTTTGGCTTGCTTTATATTTTTGTCTCCATTTGAAAATTCAGTGTTTGTTAGTTTTAACTCACTTGAGACTAATTTTAAATTGCTAGTAATATCTCTTAAAGCCTTTTTGTATTCATCTTCACCATTAAGTTTGACTGTTCCTCCAAAAGAACTTCCTTTTGCCATTTGTTTTTACCTCCCTTCTAATCAGGTAAAAATTCACCATCATGACTGTTTATTTCTTCCAATTCACGATAAGTTGTTTTACTTAATTTAAAATCGTAATGATTTTTATATTGTTTGTATAATTTAAAAAATTTACAAAATGTCATTCTACCTATTTCTTTATCAGAGTAAAGTAGTAAGGTATGACCTACAAAATAAAACCACGAGAAATCTATCTCATCATCATAGTTCTCGTGGATTACATGTTTTTTTGGTTTTCACCAGTATTAGTTGAATTCTTAGCAGTTTCCATAACTTTTTTTAGTATTTCATCAAAACCAATTTCTGAAATTATTCTTCCTACTTGCTTTGAATTAATTAATGGATTATTGTTTCCTTCTATTTCATTTTCAATTTCAATTCCTTCATTAATCATGATCATAAGACCATTTTTCAAATCTTTTATATTTGGCTCTGATTTGTTGCTAGACACTTTTTCTCCCCAGGCAGATATAGAACCATATTGATCTTGTATTTCTTCCATAACATTCAAATTAAAACACAATGGATAAGTTCTATTTTCAGTTACGAAGTGAATCATTTTATCTTTCATTTTATATTCCTCCTAAAAAAATAAAGGCAGAAAATTGATATTAATCTTCTGCCTTATTTTGATTTTCTTTTTTGTTATTATCGATTACTTTAACATAATCTTTTATTTCTTTATATCTATCCTTAGATACAGTTAATTCTTTATCAACTTTATACAATTCTTTAGTATCTTTATCTTTAAACATACTAATTACTTTTACATGAATCATTTTTCCCTCCTATGCTGATGGTGATAATAAACCATCTAAATAAGTAGTTGCAGCAGAAAGTGTATCAAATGTTTGATGTTTTTCCCAGTCTCCTTCTTTTAAACCATTAAAGGCTTTCTCAAGTCTCATTACTTTTCCCTCAAGTGAAGAAGTATTAAATTCAATACTTTGACCTTTTGTTTTATTATCACTAGTTATTTTTGTAAATCTTACTCTAGGAAAAAATTCAACTTTATATTTCTTTGAGCCATTATACATTTTAGGAACTATGTGACCATAACTTAATTCTGGTGCAATATCATTTTCATTTGATGTTACTTCACCTTCAGTAGTTATAGTTTGACCAAATATTGTTGCAACGAATTTATCTTCATCATCTGCTATAGTAATGCTTAATGTTCCATCAATAAATGAATCATCATGTTCTGCTAAACCATCATTTGCATATAATTCTGCATTCGCATAATTTGGACTAAATTTTTCGTCTATTACTTTTTCAAATACAGGTACACTATTACCAGTTAATGTTTTAAGTTTACCTGCTTCCTTATCATGTAAATTATATTTTGCTATCTTAAAACCGACTCTAGCCATTTTCTATCATCCTCTCTTTCTCAAATGAACAGGTTTTATGATATAGTCCAGTATCATCATCTAACATCTCCGAACTATCACCACTCCAAACCCAGTCGTTTTCTTTCATCATTTGTTTTATTTTTTTTAGAATATTTAAATAATTTTTATCGCTATATATATCTATATCTAAGGGACATACACTACATAAATCATCATCATTAGCACAAAGTTCAGGAGTTTCATCTAGTAATTTCCAAGTTATAAAAGTTTTTTTGCTTCCTTTATACTTTAAGTGTTCTACAGGTATTTTTACTTTATCAACAATTATTTCATTACCTAAAATTGATTTTACTTCTTCATTCATTAGTTATCACCTATATATTTCTCTTGAACTTTTGTCATTGCCATTTCAATTTCTTTCTTTTTAAAAGACTTTCTCAAGAAGGGTTTTTTTTCTTCAGTTGGAGTTCCATATTCACGAGCCATCGCCTTTAATGGAATAGGTTTTCCTTTTGGATACTTTTTTGTTTTTATACCATCATATCCATAAAAGCCAACATGTGTATTTATTCCACCATCTTTTGGTGTCTTATATACGCGTGTTATTTTCAAACCTTTTTCTAAAGATTTTGTTGTTTTAAAAGATTTTTTCATATTGCTAACAATATTCTTATAAGCAACATTAGCACCTTCTTGTGTCATTTCACCAATCATTTTTTCCGCATTCTCCTCTAAACCTTTAAATTGTTTAATAAGATTATTCGGTAATTCTTCAACAAATCTTGCCATTACTTGTTTACAACCTTTGCCTGAATTTCTAATTCGATATTTTCTTCATCTACATTATTCAAATACTCTATTGAATACTTTTTATTGTTGTATATGATATTCATATCTCTTGTTATTTCAACTTTTGGATATCTAATCGTAAAATTGGTATAGGCTTTCTCAAAATCAGTATTATTTGAAATAAGTTTATAACCTTTTGTAGTTTTAACCTTAGCGAAAGGCTCCAAAACAATTACTTCTTCGGGTATTTTGAATCCTGCATTGTCTTCTGAATCTTTTATACTAATGATTTTGATTTTTTTATTATATTCTCCTGGATTTTTAACAATTGAACTCATAAAAGATTTCTCCTATGCATATTTAGAATTGTTTCTACAACTCTATTTACATTCTTACCATCAACATACATAGTTCTATTATCATACATATCTTGGCAAAGAATATATACAACGATAATAAAATCTGCATAATCATCCAATGATTCACTATCTTTTTCTTTAGTTTCTATAGGTATTCCTGTATAATTAGATATAAAGTCTTTAGCGATATTTAAATATATATTTAACTCTTCTTGTAATAACTTATCATCAGTTACATCAACTCTGATATAGTTTGCAATATCTTGATAAGTTATATCACTAACTTTTTTCATATTTTTCCCTCCTTTATGAGGTTATTTTTTATTTTTCTTATTATCAGTTGATGTATCATCTATTTTTTCATCTTCTGATAACTTTTTTTCTGCTTCTTCATCTGATACTAGTGTATCATCTGTTTTTTCACTTTCTTTGTTAATAGTAGATAATTCCTCTATTTGCTCTTTTAGCATTTTATTTTCTTCAGTTAACTCATTTATAAGTGAATTAGCAGATTCCAACTCATCTTTTAATATTTTTTCATCAGTTGGTGTATATTTTTTTATTAGTTTAGCCTTCATTAAGTCTTTGACTAGGGCATCATTAGGAATATCCCTAATTTCGCCCTTTGCCATAGAAATAATTCCGCTAAAACTTTCAATAGCTTCATATTTCATTATTAAGACCTCCTAAATTAAGCTGCTGGTGCTGTAACGACAGCAATTTTTTGCTTATCTTCTACTTTAGCATCTATTTCACCCCAAGCAACTATACCAATTGCATGTTGTGCTGCAAATAACTGATCTAGGATTTGAATTTCTGTTTTTTCACTTTCTTTTACTGCTAGTCCACTAAAATCACCATAGAAAATAACATTAGCAGATGCTGTACCTAATTTAGAAACATTATCAGAAACATAAACATCTTTTCCTAAAAGAGTATATCCATATTTAGATGAAAGATCTCTATTTAGTAAATAGTTATTATTACTATCTTTTAATTTTTTAATAGCAGTTCTTGTTGCTCTATTCATAACCCAAATAGAATCTGCTTGATAAGAATCAATTACTAAATCTTGAGTTTCAATTAACTCATCAGCAGTAATAGCAGATTTGCTTGCTAAAACCTTTTTCATATTAGTAGAGTCATAAGATCCTACAACACCGCTTACTTTAGATGTAGTTCCATTTAATAACTCACCTTCAATAAACTTAGCAATTTTCTTTGCCATTTTATTAATTACCCAATTTGTTAATTTGAAGTTACTATTTTTTAATAATGATCTACTGATTTTTGTTAATGCACCATATAAGAAGCCTGTTAACTCAATAGTACCAAACTTATTACTATGTGATGTTAAATCAGTAAACTCTGTAGCATAACCAACAGTAACACTATCAGTAGAAGTATCTTCTGTAGGTATATTTACTGTTCCTGGAATATCATAATGAGTAGCAAGTCTATAAACAGGTGAAATTTCTTCTACTTTTTCAATTATTTTATCAACAATTGTTTTAGGAATAACAGCACCATTATCAGTTTTAGTTAGATTACTTGCATCTGCCCTATTTGTTTTTAGAGTTTGACTTCTAATATACTCTGCAAAAGCATTATAATCATTTCTTTCTTCTACTGAAGTATACATTCTTTTTTCAGCAGCAGTTAGTTCAGATTCATCCTCTGTCTTTTCTGACTTTTCTTCCATCTTTTCAATTTTATTTTCCCTTTCTAGAGTTGCATCTATTGAATTAATTTCTTTTTCAATTTCATCAAATCTTGCAACTTCTTCTTCTGACATTACGCGATTTTCTTTTTTTGAATTATTTAAAATATCTGTCATTTCTTGTCTTAAATCATTTCTTTTTTCTTCTAAACCTTTTTTATTCATGTTTTATCTCCTCCTTCTTTTTTTCTTAAAACAAATGTTTAGATTTTTTTTAATCTTCTTAATCTATCTTCATAAGAAGAATAATCAAAGGCTCTATTGCCTTCTTCTTCTGCGGCTGAATTTTCAGGTATTGTCTTTTTTTCATCAGCACCTTCTTTTAATTTCTCAAGAATGATATCTGCAATCATTTCTGCAACCAATTTTATTTTCTTTTCTTCCTTTTCAATGTTGATTAATTCATGTTCTTTGGTAATTTCATCCCAGTTGTTATCTTCTTTTTTATCAACAGCCTTATGTTTTTTTCTTGCTTCTTCTTCGATTTCCGCAATAGTAGATGCTCTATATTCAACGACCTTTTCATTTTCACTTCTTGCTTCTATGCTTGTACCATAATAAGCAGGCGACTTTGTATCATCTAATATAGATACTTCTAACAAATCTAAACTAGTAACTGTTCTTGTTTCACTATTACCATCTTTACCTAACTCATCAGAATTAGCATAAAAGCCAAAACTCCAACCAACTAATTTATTGTTTTTAGCCTTTTCTATTACATCTTTATCGGTAATAGTTACTTCTGCTCTAAGACCTATGTTATCTTCTTCGAGAATTGCAGTTCCATCTTTTGTTGTAGCCAATTCTCTATTTTCATCATGATTTAAAAGTACTTTTACATCATCGTTTCTCTGCAATGCACTTTTAAATACACCGGATCTAATTCTTTCAATGAAAGTTCTTACTTTTCCATGTAAAGATTCCCTAATAGGCTTTGAGTATCTTTCAACCGCATTAACATATCCATTAATGACAACAGAATCTTCTCTAATTTCTATGTGCATTTATATCACCTCCTTCACCATTTATATTTGAATTAACATTTTTATCAGTATCAGGTGAATTATCAATATTTATATTTTTATCAACAGTTCCAGACTCGCCCATTTTAATTAACTTGTTCGTATTAGGAACATAAATCTCACCAGTTTCTGGATTTAATAAAACATCACCAAGTCCTAAATTAACCATATCTAATCCTGGTAAAGCATCATCATCTTCCATATAACGAATCTCATTTCTTGTCTTAAATCCTGTTTCTATAGCGATTTTATAAGCCTCAAATCTTTCTTTCATTAATCCTTTTAACAATTCATTGAAATCAGGAGCAAAATAAAAAGATTCTTTCTCTTTTTCGAGTAAAAAATCTCTATTTAAGGCAGTGGTAAATGCAGTAGCAATAGGCATTATAGCACTCTTTATAAAATTGTTATAATCACTAGATATGTGAAATATATCTTTTATTTCACTGATAAAAGTTATATTTTTTTCATTTAATTCATTTTCTTTAGAAGTATTACTTGCTTCATCAAACTCTAATCCATCGTTTAATACAACTGTATTAGCATTTCCTAAATAATAATCTTCCCAAGCCTTTTTTAATGCCTTTAATGATTTCTCATCGAGATGTTTTGGAGATTTTAGAAAACCTTTACGAGAGCCACCAGTAAGAATCAAATCATATTCATACAATAATCTTTGACGAGCAGTTTTTATTGCTGTAGATATTTCATTAACCAAACCTCTTCCACTAGCACCATCTTTGGTATTTCTCAAAAGTTTGATAAAGTTATAATCATCATATTCCTCGCCTTTTATTAATATCTTGTAAGACTTATATATTGGATCATAATTTTTATTAATTGTAACTTCTTTATCTTCTACATAAAACAAACCAGAAAATTGATTCTTTATTTTTTTAATGTATGCATAGCCACCCTTACCTAATAAGTAATCTTCACACATTGCCCTTTTCATTTGAAATCCATCAAGTTTATCTTTTGTATCATCGTTGATAATACGAACTCTAGGATCATCATAAACTTCTTCTGCTTTAAGTTTGTCTTTATTTTTAACGGTCTTATATAGTTTAAAAGGTATCATTGCAAATGTGTCACAAATCAAATTAACCGAACTACTTATTACTGGAATAGACAATGCAACATCTCTATCAACTACAGTATCTTTTAAAATAACATTCAATAGTGGGTCTTCTAAAGATTCAGCAGTAGCTTCTGTTTCATCTCTTTTATTTTTTGAAAATAAATTAAAAATCTTCATTTACTATCACCTCCTTCCTAGAAAGTTTGCACTATGAATCCATCTTCAAAGATAACATCTTGCTCAAGTAGATAACAAGCATTGATTAATGAGACTACCATATCTACTTTTCCTCTAGATTTTTTCTTTGTTACATATCGATTCATATTTGTATCAAAAGTACATCTTGCATTTTGAAAATTAATTTCAAGCAACTTATTATCTTCATATTGAAACTCTCTATTAGATATTTTTTCAAATAGTAACTTTGTTGGAGAATGCAAAGTATCGGAATGTTGTCGAATCTGTACACAATTTATTCCATCATATTTACCGCCATCTCCACTTTCCCATTTTTGTGCAGAAGACATTGCATTATATCTATCATAGCCAAGAGCCTTTATCTTAACATTATATCTTTGTTCTATATGAAAAACAAAATCTTCTATAACAGCATAATCAACAGTCTTATTTCCACATGCAATACATTTTAATGATTCTATAAAACTTCTATAATTTATTTTTTCAAATTGTGTTTTCTCATCAATTCTTCCTTCTGGAATAAATGCAATTGCATCGGCTAATATTTTTCCATCATCTTCAGCAACCATTCCAACAGAACAATTATCGTTTGACATTGAAAGGTCAACACCTAAATAAACTTCTCTACCAGACCAATCTATATGAGATACTTTGCATTGTAAGACATCATTGATATCAACATAAGATTCAGTTCCCTGACCTTGATAAATAATATTACAATGTTTAGTAAGAAAATTTTCTCTTGAATTTTCTATTGCTATTGCTCTAGCCCTTTTTTTCAATAGATCTTGCCATATTTCAGGAATCTCCAATGCTACAGGGTTTGCTTGCTTAAGAATAATATCATCATCAGTCCAATTTTTTGGATTATCAGGCTCATACAACAATGCAAATATAGTTTCATCTTTTTCAAGTTTATCTAAAACTCTTTTTGAATAAGAAACCTCATCTTCAAGTGGATTATCAGCGGTCGGATATTTAGTTGAAATAATACAACCTAATTTATTTAATATGTTTAATTGTCCAGATCTCATTGCTTCGATTGCATAAGAATTTGGTAATGCTCCAACCTCATCTGCCAAGAAAACATTTGGAAGTTTACCATCCATACGAGAATTTGAATAATTTAAAGGAAAATATTTACTTCCCTTTAAAAGAAATTCTATCGAATCTCTTAAAATCTTAAATCTCGGAGTATCTTTATGAAGATAGAGCATAGGACTTGATTTTAATGTTTCCTCGATTGCATTTTTAACTTCTCTAGATAAAGCACCATCTGGAGCAACAGAATAAAACTTACTAAACTTTGGCTCCATCAAAAAAAGCAAGATAAACAGTGTCGCTATAGTATAGGTCTTAAAGTTTTTTCTTGCTATTTCTAAAATTGCTGTCTCATACTTTCTTTTTTCTGGATTATCTCTTCTAACCACTGCCAGAATAGAAATATAAAAAAGCCACTGATAATTACAAGTACACTCATATAATGGTGTACCCGCTTTTAATCCTTTTGGCATTATTAACAATTTTAATATATTTTCTATTTGTTTTACTTTTTCTTCATTAAGATAATATTTCTTATCTTTACCATTTGCAATTTTAATAAACTCTTTACATTGCTTTTTAACATATTTAGGTACATACTTCGAACGAAGACACCATTTAGCATATTTGTATGCTTGATTGTCCATTACCTAATTCCTAATGCCTTTAACAACTCGTCCTCATTCTCTTCTTCACCCTCATCAGTTCTCAATGATTTAATAATTTTAATTAGAATTGCAACTGTCTGATTAGCAGCAGTCGAAGTTTTATTAAATTCACTGATTGCTGGATTCGTATATAAGTTCTTTCTTCCTTTAACATATTCTTTTGTCACCAATGCTCCACTCTCATTTATCTTTTCTTTTAAATCACTAAGAATCTTAAGTTGAACTTGATATCTTTTGAATGTAGTTAAGAATAAAAAGTTTTGCTCTACTCCATGTTGTTCAGCAATCTTCAATATTTCACTTGCTTGCTCATCCAAACTCATTTCCAACACTCCTTTCCAAAAAAACATACGAGAAATTATATTTTGTGTGAACAGAGTGGATAGGTGGGGTCTTTTATCTTTAAAAAGAAATCACTCTTCAATGGTAGGGGGGATACCTAAGACTATATCACTTAATATCTCTCTAGGTATAGCTCCTGAATCAGCCATCTTATGGTGATAGTTACATAGAGTGATAAGATTATCATTGTCTAATCGTTTGTTATAATCTTCGTTAATTGGTACGATGTGATGTACCTCTAACTTATTATAGTTATAAACATTAATCGTATTGTATAACTTGTTTATACAAACCTGACATAAGTATTTATCTCTTTCTCTTATCTCTATACTCTTCTTTGTCCATCGTGTACTTCTTCTGAATCTATCCGCTGCATCACTATTATCTTTATTTTTATACTTTCTATAAGGACATATATGATCTTGTGGCACTATACCACAGTGACTACAAGTCTTTAACATGATCACCATCTCCCTAACAATTAAAAAAGACAATAGTTATTTTCTACTGTCCCTTTGGAATACTTCCATGATACCATTGTAACACAAGTTTTGTAAGATTTTGTAAGATTTTGTAAGAACTTTACTTTTTTTTATTTTTTTTAATAAGTTCCTGTTCAATTTTTGCTATATCACTCTTAATTTGTTTTAATAAATCGTAAGTATATTCTCTTGCAAATGCTATATCTTTTGATATTTCTTTAACTTTAATATGTTGTATAAAGTATTTATAATAAATAATATCTTTAGTCTCTTTACTATCTTTTAATTCTTTTTCTGCATCTAGCATTTGTCTATTATATACTCCTAATAATTCTTTTGCTAATTCTTCTTTTGAATCTAACTCTATTTTTCTAGTTGTTAATTCCATCATCTTATCATTACTTGACTTATTACTATTAACAACCTCCCTCATTTGAGAAGTTGTAGATAACATTGAACTTATAATATCTGCTATTTCATTTTGGATGTTCTGTAATTTTATTTTGGCTTGTTTGTAATTATAATATGTAACAAAATATTTCTTATAATTCATCTTAAGCCTCCATCTTTCCTATTTATTTTTGCTGCCGATCCAAGCTAATATTAATATTGTAGTACATATAATTAATGTAATTAATACTCCATTACTCATCTAATATCTAATCCTTTCTAATTTATTTTTCTTTTCTTTCATTGAGGTTTTAGTATATATTGCTGTTGTATTTATATCTTTATGACCTAAAATATCCGCTAATTCATCTAAATCAATTCCATTTTCTTTACATTGTTTAGCAAAGAGATGTCTCCAAGCATGTGGATGGATTTTTTTAGGATTGATTTTGGCACTTCTTGCTATTTTTTTTAGTCTCCTCCAAATAGTAGAATTATTTAACATTTGATTTTCATTTACAGGACTAATAAAGATATAGCCACTCTTTATTTTATGATCCTTACAGTAGTGCTTAAGATCCCTCTTTAATTCGTTAGTCATTATAAGGACTCTTTCTTTGCCTTTGTTATAAGCCCCTTTTATATAATTACTATCTAGATTTTCAACAGTAAAATATTTTAGTTCTTCTATTCTGGCACCTACATGAGCAAATATTTGAATAATATAGTACATATCCATCATATTCATTTTTTTAGCCCATCTAAGCATTCTTTTATGTTCTTGTATTTCAATCTGTTCTTCCAAGACTGATTTTGACTGCTCTTTAAATTGTTTTATCCTATAATCTTTATCTTTATTTTCAGAATCACCATAACCAAGAAACTTTAAAAACTTATTAATGACAACTATATATTGATTTCTGCTTTTTATTGAATATTTTTCAATTAGACTATGTTTCCAATCAATCATTAGACTCTTACTTAAAGTAAAATCATTATCTACAAAATCAATGAATTTATCAATTGCGTTTTCATAACTTACTAAAGTTTTTTGAGCCAATTCTTCTAATTTTAACATTTCTATAAACTCTTTTTTCTTTTCTTTTAGATTTTCTTTAGTCATAATATTAACTAATATATACCCTCCCTTCTCTCTATTTATTTAATGCAAGATATGTATATTATTATATTGCACCTAGTAGACATTGAATTAGCCTTTATATATCAATGCTTTAACTAGTTTTTACTATTAAAAATAGTTTTTATGATTTTCAGTAGTGTTTTTAATAAATTTAATACCGTATTTTTCTTGTAGTTCTTTTTCTTTTTTATTAAATTTAATATCAAATTCTTTTTTTATTGAACTATATAGTTCCTCTTTTTCTTTTTTATAAGAATTAAACTTTTTTTCACATTCTTTACATACATCATAAAATTGGTCAAAATCAGTAACCGTTTGATAACTTTTGGTTATTTCTTTACCACAAATATCACATGTAATTAATCTCATTTATTTATTCACCTCCTAACATACATCAATAATTCCATCTGGATTATCTTCACAACAATTTCTCATAGCTTTAATTGCTTTTAATAAATCATAATAAGTTCCCCAACCATTTTCAGGATTTAGCTTTTCATATTCCTCTTGATTCACTATTAAATCTTCAATGGCTTTTTGTAAAATTGGTAATGCTTCTTTACAACTCATACCATCTAATGCTTTGAAACCTCCAGGAATACATTTATAGTACATTTTTGAAAGATTATAAGTAATATTCCTATCAAATATCTCAACTTCTCTTGTTGCTCTTACTCCTATATCTAAACTCATTTATATTCACTTTCCTTCTTAAAATATATTTCCAAATAGATCATTAAATTTGCTAGCAGCTTTAATATTTTCTATATCTTCATCGGTCAATGCCTCTATTTGTTGATTTTGAATTTCTTCAATGTATTTTCTTTTAAGTTCTTTAAATTTATCAAAAGTAGTTAAATCTTCTTGCATTAATATTTCTAATATCGCACTTAAACATGCGGATACTTCATTTTGATAATCTAATTCTTGATTTTTACCGCTATATAAAAAATCTTTTAATTCTTCTTTTTTCACCTATTCATTTACCTCCATAAACAATTCTTAAAATATTCAATAATTTATATATTATTTTTATTATTTTTCATATAAAAATCTATATTTATTAAAAAATATCAATTGTTTCGTTTAATATTTTTTTTCTTATTTTCCTATTCTATCAATTTTTTTCCTCATATTTAGATATTCCTTACCAGCTGAAGTCTCAAAATATTTGTTACATAAGTCTATTGAACAATTGATTGCTATATTTGCTATTTTGGTTATAGTTTCAATAACCTCTTCTGGTTCTATTCTATTTACAATGCAACAATTAGCAAAATTATGTTTTGTTTCATCGCTCATACTCTTGATAATACTAGCATTTGTAATGTTAATATGTTTTATTCTCGGATGTTCTTTAACCACAGCATGATGCTCTTCTGATGTAACAAGTTTTAGATATTTTGATGCCTTTGTTGTGTTCTTTGATAATTCTTCACAAGCTTTAATCGATTTTGTCATCTAATCCTCCTATTATCTCTTTATATTTTGATAAAACATCTTTAACTCTAACTACTGAAAATATATCATTTTCATCTTCTAACATATCTTCTAAATATTTTATAAACTTTTTTCGTTGGTTTTCATATTCATCTATTACAGTAAAGTCATCTCTCAATTCTAATATGGTATCTTCTCTTCTATCATTGCTTCTCTCTAGGTAAGCCATTCTTTCTTTTAACTTTCTATTTTCTTGTTGCAATTCTTCGATTTTTTTACTATTCCCAATTCTTCCACTACAGTCTGTTCTTTCGCAATATTGCTTCTTTAAATTACCGTTTTCTTGTTTTAATTTCTTAATTTGTTGCTCTAAATATGCCGAACAATCATCTATATTTAAATATGCTGTTGATTTTTCAAAATCTACTTCTAATAAACCACTTTCTAACATTTTGTTAAATATCCCTAATATTTTTACTATTTGTTCATAAGTAATCGTATTTAAATCAATCTTATTCATATTTCCACCTCTTTTAATATATCTAATAACTTATCTTTATCAGCAATTTCCCACCAATAACCGCCACAACCATTATCATCTAAAAATACATTTTCATTTATATATTTTATTGCTTTATTAATTACTTCATTTTGTTTTTTTATTTGTCTTTTTAACTCAATTTTTTCTTTTAAAAGATTATTATATTTTTCTTGTAAATCACTCAAATTAAGCATTTCATCAGGGTTTTCTGCTAGTTTTTTTAAAATATTTTCACAAGATTTATGCATATATAACTTTAACTCTTCTTTAGTCATTTTATTTAAATCCCATTCCTTCATATTCCCAAAATAATGTTTTATCATATTTGCCACATTTTTTGCAAATATGATAAACAGGTTGTCCACTTACTAATAATGGATTATTATTAGTATAATATTGATATTCGTGTTTACAAAACAATCTTTCAACAGGATTTTTTCTCCAACTGATTGCCCTTATAATTATTTTGTTTTTCTTATTCATCATTCCATCCCTTTATCATCATAATTAATCCTATAATTGCTCCTATACCAACTAACCCCCAGAATATTAATGGTATATATAATATAAACATTTAGTCCTCCTTATTCCATCCTAGTTCCTCCACCTGTTTATTGATAGCTTGTAAATAAATCGAAATGTTCTTCTTCAATTAATCCATACTTTTCTAATTCTTTTAAATCTACATCATTTCTGATTTTTAACATAAAATTCACCTAGACTCATTAAAAATTCTTGAACACTTTGATTCTCATATTTATAGGCTCTATCATCTATGTATAACTGTGCTGGAAGTTTTCTATTTGTTATACCTACAACTCTTAAATCATTCCAAAATGTTGTATCATCGTTTATTATTTCATTTCTAAAACCAATTATAGTCTTATCAAGCCATTCTTTTATTTGCTTTGGATTTCTTGTAGAACATATAAATACAGGTATATTCATGTGTTGCAAAACTACTATTAAATCTATAGCATTTTTGTTACATTCATCATATATACTTCCATCTTGCCAACCCTTTCTATATTTATGAATTACTCCATCAAAATCAAAGCATACTGCTAGATTTTCTTTCAACTTAATATTTGATTCTTTCATTATCTAGTTCTTCCTTTCGCCTTTACTTTTTGTTTTTCCTCTTCTAAAATATCTAATATCCAATTTAAAGTATTCAATATCGATTCTTTTTCTTTACAATTAGGTAAACTATATAAGTAATACATTTTTAATTTAATTTTTTCCTCAAAGGATAGTCCTTCACAGTTTATATTTATATCTTTCATAATTCCTCCTATTTTTCTGGCATTTCATACACATAAGAACTTAAATAACTGCTATAATGGTCTTTAATTACTTCTGTTTTGCTTTTATTCATTATTTTTGAGTTAAATTCTATATACTCTTTTGGATATATTATTCTTTGTATTTCACCCAAAATTTCAATTGCTCTTTCTTCTGTTTCATATTCTGCCAACTTATGATTATGCCCTGATATGGTTAATCCTAATTTCTTATGATTTTCATAAAAAGGAACTTCCATCCATATTTGATTATCCATTATCCATAAAGAATTAACTTTAATTAAATTTTTTTTATCTTGACTTCTAATCCATAATTCCATTATTTTTCCTCCTTATTCAACATAATCATCATAAATTTTTACAACACAATCTATTTTTTCATCTTTTTCTTTGTAAAGATTAATAGTAGTTTTGTCTGTATCAATAATCAATGAATGATAAATTTTTAATAATTCTTCAAGAGTGTTTATTTCTTTGACTTCTCTATAATCCCAATCACTTGCTTTTTTTATTACTGCTTTCATTACTTTTCTCCTTTTAATTTATTAACTTCATCAATTAATTCATTGATTTTTGCTCTATTATGTGTAATATATCTTGCTAAAAAAAGTTTATCTTCAATATTACCTTCTTCAAATTCTAATCTTATAATCTTCTTATCTTCTTCTATTATTTCTACTTCATTATTTATAAAAAAACCTGTCTCCTTTTTAAATAATTCTTGAAATAGATAAATATATTCTTCATCAATATCATTTCTGTAATAATCTTTTGCAACTTTATCATATTCCCAAACATAACCTTCATATTTTATCTTTTTTGGCATTTTTTCGCCTTGCGATATTTTTACCAGTAAATCTATTATTTTCATGCTTAATTTCCTCCCAATCTATCTAAAATATTATTTTGTGTTATTTTACTTAAATAACCACCACTATATAAACATTTCACAAAAGTTTTAGTATCTTCAATTAATGTTTGCTGTTCTTCTATTATTTTTAATATTTTTATATAATCTTTTAAAAATACATATTCAGTTCCTTTTTCATTAATAATTGGATGCCCATATATTGTTTTCATTTGCTTTTTTATTCCTCTTTTCTTTTAATTTTATTATTTCAAAACTTATATAGCATTTTTCAAATGGTAATGAATATTCCAATTTTTTATTTAATATTTCTAGTCTATTTTCTATCTTAAATATTTCCATTGTTTTTATTAATTCATCTTCCATATCTAACTCCTCTTTATAATTTTTTTAATTTCCTCTGAAGTGTAATATTTGTTGTTATACTTTATTCCTATTTGCTTTTCTCTTTTATACAAATCTGCTATTAAAAATTTTCTATATTCTTTTGCAATAAGTTTGTTTTTACTCTTATTAAATGATGATGCTATTTCAATATCATGTTTTATTTTTCTTCTCTCTTCTCTTATTTTTTTCATTTCCTTAATTACTCTATAACATTCAAATGTTGTTAATTTTTCGTTTTCAATTAGATGTAATAAATCTTGTTCTTTTAGATCTTCTTGACTAATTTTCTCTGATAAAGAATCACAATAATCATCTATTTCATCTAACTTGCCGATTATAGACTTTATTTCTTCAATTAAAACCATATTTTAATTAAAGATAATAGACATTAACATTAGAATTGCAATTAGAATAAAGAGGAAAATTACAGATATCAGAGAGCCAATTTTTGGCTCATCTGCTATCAACTTATTTAATTTTTTCAGTACTTCATTTATCATTTTTATCTATTTTCTCTTTATTAAATGGACTAGAGAAAAGTGAAGTTGTTTTTGTAAGTATTTCTGCACACCAAGAACCAAAGTTTTTTGCAACTTGAAATAACATTTCACAGGCTGCCTTACTAATCAAATCATTACTTGGAGACCATTGAAAGCCAAAAGTTTTATAAAAACATTCATCACTATTTTTCAATTTAAATATAGTCAATTTCAATTTTGGTATTTTAATAATTCCTAAAATATCATATTGAACAAATAAATATTCATCATCTTCTGACTTTATGATACCTATAAGAGGAACAAAATCTTCATCTGATTTTTTCTCTCTTAATTCTTTTTTTAATCTTGCTATTTCAAATTGATAATCTTCACACATTTTGATCAAGTTACTTACAGTGGATTTAGAATCATTTTCTGTCAATAATAAATCGTTTTTGATAAGTTGCTGTATAACAGTTCTTTCAGTTTCAGACAACCTTTTATTTGTAATTAGATCAAAAGTACAATGATACAGATTTCCTTTTGAAGTAAAATGACTTTTTTTAGGTACATTGATATTTAAACTTTTTATATCATGCGATTCTTTCATTTTTTACCTCCTTAGGCTTTCTATAAGTTAATCCTTTTCCTTTTTTATTTCTTGAAACAAATACAACTTTGCATAATTTATTTTTTGCTCTATAATATTTTTGTTTCTCTTTATAAGTTAATTTTTCTAATTCTTCATCAGATATAGAAACAATTTTTAATAATTCTTCTAATCTATCTTTTTTATTTTTATCTAACATAAGATACCTACTTTCTTTTTTTAACATTTCGATAAGCTTCTGATTTTATTATTTGATTAAGTTCTTTCACTTTTTTTCTTAAGTTTCTATTTTCTTTTTTTAGTCTTTCAATTTCTTGAGGCTCACCAAGTTTATTCATAAATGTTTTGTATAGTTCATCCTGAATAGTACTTTTTAATGATTCATTTTGACTTTTTAAACCATTATTTTGTATTTTTAGTTTTAATACAAATGGTACTGCTAAAGCAACCTTTTCCAATTTATTCATACTATTCTTCTTCTTTATTGTTAAAATCAGAAAATATAACTTCTTCAAACTTTTTTCTTGTTTCAGTATTAATTGGATGACAAACATCTTTAAACTCTCCAGTAGATTGTTTTCTACTAGGAAATGCTATAAACATTCCTTTATCACCATCAATTATTCTAATATCTTCAATAGCAAAACAGTTTTCAACAACTACACTTGCTAAGCCAATTAGTTTTGATCCTTCCTTTTCTTCTAATCTTTGAGTTTTAACACTAGTAATTTTAAACATTTTCTTTTCCTCCTTCATCATTTTTTTTATTTTTTCTAGGTGATTTCCTAGTTATTTCATATTCTTTAAGTTCTTTCATTGTTGGTCTATTTTTTAAACTTTTCATTTCTATATTTAAGTTTTGAATTATAGTTGCCGCTTGTTTTAGATCTCTATCTTTAAAAGCAAGCATATCTTTAAATATATTTATTGTTTGAAATGAAGCATTTCTTTGTTTTGTTAAACCTCCTACTCTTCCAATCAATTTTTGATATTTTTGATTTAACATATTTAATTTATTTTCTAAACAAATATTTTCTTGTATTTTAGATTCGATAAGTTCATTTTTATGATGAATCTCTCTAGTCAATCGATAATTATCTAACTTTTTCAAACCTAATTCTGCATTTGTTTTTTCCAGTTCCTTATTCAAATTATTAATTTTATCTTTAAGACTAGCATTAGCAGAAACTTCTTCTTGATATTCTTTTTTTATTTTAAATAGATTTAACATTTTTCACCTCCCTCTTTATCTATCTTTTCATCTTCTTTTAATATTCCTCTTTCAATTAAGGACTTTCTCATTTCATAGATTTTTTTCTTCTTTTCAAAAAGTTGTTTTTTTAACTTTTCTTTTGCTGCAAGATCCGCTTTTATTGAAGCACTTAATTCAACAATTTTTCTCTCAAGTCTAAATAATTTAGCAATTTCTAATGAAATGCTATCTATAGTAACTATCTCTTTACCCATTCTTTAATTCCTCCAATCTTTTTTCTAATACCTTCATATAAGCTATATACTGTCTAAGTTGTTTGTTATATACTTTTTTTCTTGAGTTAATTTCTTTAATAGATTTCTTAACTATTCCAAGTTCATATTCTATATCATCTATAGTTTTTAATAATTCAGTTCCTTTTCCTCTTTTATATCCTCTTTTATCACAGTTGCTAATGATCGTTTTGCTCATTTTGATATGACTAACCATATCTCTTAGTGTTCTATCACTTAAACCTGTTAATTGAATTAATTCAGCTTTAGTAATAAATCTGTCATTAGGAATTAGTTCATATAAATCATCATAACTAATCATATATTCTTTACAACCTCATTAACTGTTAAGCCAGTTCCTGGATGTAATATTTCTTCGATTAATCTTTTTTGAAAAGGATCATTAGTTTTATTTTGAACTATAGATAATAAAGTGTTATATTTAACATTAAATTCTTCATCTGTCATTCTCTCTAGTAATTCACGAGGCGTATCTTTATCATAAATATTTTTAATTTGTCTTTGCATATAATCAATAGCGGAACATTTTGAATAGTGAATGTCATAACCTCTTAAAGGTATCGGCTCACCACATATTTGACATATTACTTGAGACTTAAAAACTTTAGATTCTTTTTTTTCACCAATAGTTATAAGTCCTTTTTTCAAAAACCATAGTTTAGGAATAACTTGTCCATAATCTTCAGAATTAAGATGAAGTTCGAATCTCTTCGTAACATCATCATAATCATAATCTTTAAGTTCTTTATACCATTCATCAACTTTAAAGTCATCTACAGTGAACTCTTGATAATGAGATTTAATTCTTCTAAAGAGATTCTTTGTTTGCTCTTTAGTCATTTGAATCACTTCCTAACCTATTCCACCATTCATCTGAATATTTAATAACATTATTAGGATTATTGCTTTCTGATATTGATACTACATCATCCTCCCACCTTTTTTGGTTTAACCAAGTGGTTGGATATGGAATATATTTACCATTGTCTTTTTTCCAATCTGTTGTGTCTTTGAACTTTTTAAGTTTAGTCATAATTAAATCAAATTGTTCATCGGTTAAACTATTTTTATTGAACCATTCTTCAGATTTAAACTTATTTACCTTCTTTGGATACTCTTTCCAGAACAGTTCAAATCTTTCTTTATTTATTTCTTTTATATTAATACTTGTATTATTAATACTTGTATTATTCTCTTTGACTTTTTTGTCAATACCCTCTTGACTTTTTTGTATATACCCTCTTGACTTTTCAGTCAATACCTCTTGATTATTTAACATATAGGTATTCATTGGTTGATTAATAGGAACTCCTATTATTTTTATAACTCTTTTTTCTATTTCTTTAGTTTCATTTTTATAAATAAAATCTACTACTACATAGCCTTTTTCTTTTAAATGACTGATCCATCTAGAAATTGTTGCAGAGTTAACATTATATAATCTAGCAAAATAACTATTAGTAGCCCAACATTCATTATTTTTATTGGTTAAAGAAGTTATTTCGCCATATAGTAATTTTTCATTTGGTTTTAATTCATTATCATACCTTACTATAGCTGGTATAACTGAATAATAATTTGGCTTTTCTTCCATTCTATTTCCTTTCTCCAAAACCCACGAAAGATTTGACACATACATTAATTTGTGATAAAATTAAGTATGTAAAAAGCAATTGAATGCCTTTTTATAGTGTGTCGTTTTGAAGAGTGAACACACTTTTTATTTGCTCTATAATATTTAAACTAATAATTACTGCTAAAGCAAATGTTAAGAATCCAAACATAGTCCAATTTACTAAAACTTTATTGACTATAGGATAGATTAATATCATATAAAGATCATAAATTATTAATCCTAAACAAGCAGCTAAAATAATTAATTTAAATATATTTATAACTTTAATTTTTGTCTTTTTCATTCTGATTACCTCCCACTAACTTTCTTTAAATAAGCAATGTTAATGCCTAAATACTCTTTTAATAATTCCATAGGAATTAATCCTTTTGGTAATACATATCCTTTTTCCAATACTTTATTTGAAATATTACTTGCAATAATTCTTGCCTTTGTTTCTCCAATAAAAGCAAGTTTCATTATATCTTCAATGGAAGCCCATTGATTATCTAATATTTCAAGTGTCTCACTTGCCGAAAGTTTTTTTACTGGTTTTTTCATATAT